TTTAAAAGAAAAACTAAACAGTAATGAGTTTAGATATTTTAGAACATCAGAGGGTAAATATTAATGGCATTAACTACATACACAGAATTAAAAGCATCACTTGCTAACTGGTTAAACAGATCAGATTTAACAACTGAAATAGGTGATGACTTTATTAAATTAGCAGAAGCTGATTTTAACTCTAAATTAAGAGTTAGAAGTATGATAGATCAAGTAAGCATAACTATTAGTGCTGAAACTGTTGCTCTACCAGTTGACTTTTTACAAATTAGAGATTTTTATATTTTAAGTGGTCAAACAAAAACTCCTTTAGTCTACACAACACCAGCATCAATGGACACAACAAGTGGAACATCAACTACTGGTAGACCAAGTTCATTTACAATTTTAGGAGATACAATTAGATTCTCTCCCAAACCAGATGCAAGTTACACAGCTAAAATGAATTACTTTAAAAAATTCCCAGCTTTAAGTTCATCTGTTGCAACAAATTATATTTTAAAAAGTCACCCAGCTATATATTTATATGGCTCATTATTTCATGCAGCAAACTTTTTAGGTGGTATCAATCCACAACAAGTCCAAGTTTGGCAACAAATGTTTGGAACTGCTATGGAACGACTTGAATTAAACGATAGAGAAGATGAATACAATGGAAGTCCTTTACAAGTAAGAACTACAACATCAGTAGCTTCTCCATTTGTATCAAATTTATAATAGGAAACAATTATGCAATTACCTTTTGGCGAATGGCTACCAGATCAACCAGAACATTTAAATCCTGGTGCAACAGTAGCAACAAATGTTTTCTTTGCAGCAACTTCATACAAGCCTGTTAAAGGTTTAGTTCCATATACAGGAACTTCAAACATAACTAAAAATGCTAAAGGAGCTGGTTCTTTTAGAGATAATAACAACACAGTTTTTACATTTGTGGCTACTAGAGATACTATTTACCAATTAGCTGGTGGTGTTTTTACCGATAAAGGTGCTGGTGGAAAATTGTTAAACAATTCTTTTGCAACTTGCACAATTACAGTTTCTGATTATGCAAATATTGGAGCTGGTAAAACTATTACCTTAAGAAAAAATGATAACTCAATTGTTACTTTTACTTCAGTTCAAGGAACTCAATCTACAAATCAATTTAATGTAACAGGTAACAATTCTATAACAGCTACAAATTTAAAAACTTCTATTAATGCTAATGCAAATTTTTCAGCTACAGTAACAGGTGCAGTTGTAACAGTTACAAGAGCAACAATAGGTAGAAACAATTTAATAAATGTTTCATCTGATACTGCAAGATTAACAACTACAAATTTTATAGGTGGGACTCCATTGTTAGGAGCAGATACTGATTTTATTACTTTTACTCAATTTGGAAACCATGTAATTGCAACAAACGGAGTGAACGCACCTCAATATTTTTTAATGGGAACTTCAACAGCATTTGTTGATTTACAAACATTAGTTACAGCTTCAGGATCAGGAACTGTACCATCAAAATTTAGAACAAGTGGTGTCATAAGAGATTTTTTAGTCACAGGTAATATAGAAAATGCAAAAAATAGAGTTGCATGGTCAGGAATAAATGATATTTCAACTTGGGAAGCTGGTGTTAGTTCATCAGATTTTCAAGATTTACCAGGTGCTGGTGGTGAAGTTGTAGCCATAACAAGTGGTGAAATTGGTTATGTTTTTAGACAAGATCAGATTGTGCGTATGGATTTTGTTGGTGGAAATGTAGTATTTAGATTTTCAGTTATATCGCCAAATAGAGGTGCTGTATTTGGACAAACAGTTTGCCAAGATAACAGACAAGTCTTTTTTTACGCATCTGATGGTTTTTTTCAAATCAATGGAGATGAAGTAACACCTATTGGTGCAGAAAAAGTAAATAGATTTTTTGATTCTGATTTAAACAAAGCATACACAGATAGAATTTCAGCAGCAGTTGATCCATTTAATACTTTAGCTATTTGGTTATACCCAAGTAAAGATAATCCAAATGTTACAGGACTTTGCGACAAACTTTTAATATACAATTATGTAACTCAAAAATGGTCAATTGCTAAAATTAAAGCATCTCAAATTTTTAAACAATTTATTGTAGTAGATACAGTAGAGTTAATGGATATTATTTCTGCTGATTTAGATCAAATTAATATTTCATTAGATACTTCTTTTTGGACTAATGGACATTTGTATTTAGGTGGAATTAATGAAGATTTTAAAGCTGCAATATTTTCTGGAAAAAATTTAGAAGCTGAAATTGAAACAAAAGAAACAGAATTGTTTCCTGGAAAAAGAGCAAATATTACAAATGTTAGACCTATAGTTGATGCAACATCAAATGTAACCATTAAAACTAGAAACAAATTAGCAGACGCAGTTACTACATCACCCTCAAGTCCAATGAATGATACTGGTATTAATCCAGTAAGACAATCTGGTAGATATTTTAGAGCTAATGTAAAAATACCAGCAGAAACCATTTGGAGTGATGCACAGGGAGTAGATTTAATAGCAGTTCCAGGAGGAGATAGATGAGTGATAAAATTGACATTGATAATGTTCGTTACTCAATTGAAACAAAAGAATTTTTTCAAAGACAAATTGAAGAAGCAGTAAATACATTAATTAACAAAAATAATACTGAAAGTAACAAGGCTTTTAGTTGGTTTATGAATTAGGAGCAAAAAAAATTATGACAACAAATATAAAAGACTATTCAACAACACAAGCAAGTAACATTTCTTTAAATGGAATTGATACAAACGAAGGAATGCTCCCTAGCTCATTAAATAATGCAATTAGAGCTTTAATGAAGAATACTAGAGATTGGTTTAATGATGCTCAATGGATTGAGTATGGTGATGGATCTGGTGCTGCAACTATTGCTTATGCTTCAAGTACAAGTTTTACAATAGCTGGAGCTAATGTTACTTCCATCTATCATGTTGGTAGAAGGGTTAAAATTATAGCAACAACACCTGGAACAATCTTTGGAACAATTACTGCTGTAACTTTTTCAACTAATACAACAGTCACAGTAGTTTTTGATAGTGGTTCATTATCAAATGAAGCAATCAATGTTTATATTGGTGCTTTATCTAAAATTGGTAGTTCTATACCAGCTGAAATTATAACTACAGCTTCTTTAGCTAATGGTTCAGTTACTGCTGTTAAACTTGCAGTAAATTCAGTAACAACTGAAAAAATTTTAAATGCCAATGTAACTCTTGCAAAATTAGCATCAGATTCTGTTGATGGAAGCAAGATAGCTGATGACTCAATAAACTCTGAGCATTATGTGGACGCAAGTATTGATTCGCAGCACATAGCTGATTCTCAAATTACTCTTGCTAAAATGGCAAGTAACTCAGTTAACTCAGCTAAAATTGTAGATGACTCAATTGTTAATGCAGATATTAATTCTAGTGCTGCAATTTCTTTATCTAAATTAGAAAATCTTACAACTGCAAGAGCTTTAGTATCTGATGGTAGTGGAGATGTATCTGTTAGTGCTGTTACTTCAACTGAAATAGGTCATCTTGATGGGGTTACAAGTGCTATACAAACTCAAATAAATTCTAAACAACAGACTATCACTGGATCAGCTACAACAATTGATACAGAAAGTTTAACAGCGAATAGAGCAGTTATATCTAATGGTTCTCAAAAAATTGCTGTAAGTGATGTTACATCAACTGAACTAGGATATTTAGATGGCGTTAGTTCAGCTATTCAAACTCAATTAAATAGCAAACAACAAACTATTACTGGTGCTGCAACTACTATTGATACAGAAAATTTAACTGCTTCAAGAGCTTTAACATCAAATGGATCTGGTAAAGTAGAAGTTAGTGATGTTACATCTACAGAGCTTGGCTTTCTTGATGGAGTGTCATCTTCTATTCAAAATCAATTAAATGGATTACAAACTAATAATGCAAACTTAACTGCCATTGGTAATTTAGCAAAAACAGATGGTAATTTAATTGTTGGAAATGGATCAACTTGGGTAGCTGAAAATGGTGCTACTGCCAGAACTTCTTTAGGACTAGGTTCTGTTGCAACACAAGCAGCAAACAATGTTTCTATATCTGGTGGTTCAGTTACAGGTTTAGGTGAGCCATCAAACAATGCAGATGCTGCTACTAAATCTTATGTTGACCAATCAGTTGCTGGTTTAAGAACTAGACTTATTGCAGAATGTGCTTCAACAGCAAATGTAAATATATCAAATGGTTTAGAAGCTGGTGATACAATAGATGGTATAACTTTAGTTGCAGGAGATAGAATATTATTAAAGAATCAAAGTACAGCAACAGCAAATGGATTATATATTGCAGTAGCAAATGGTGCTGGTGCAGCATCAAGAGATCCAGAACATGATACTATTGCAGAACTTTCTGGTGGAATGATTGTAGTTAATCAAGGTAGTGCTAATGATAATAAAATATTTTTATGTACTACAGATTCTAATGGATCAATAGGTTCAACAGCAATTACTTACACACAAGTAACTCCATCAAATTCAGGAACAGTAACTTCTATTGCAACAGGAACAGGTATTAATGGTGGAACTATTACTTCTACTGGAACACTTTCAATTGATTCAACTGTGGCTACACTTTCTGGAACACAAACTTTAACAAATAAAACTTTAAACTCACCAAAAGTAAATGAGAATGTAGCAGTAACTTCTACAGCAACAGAGATAAATAAATTAGATGCTGTAAGCAGAGGAAGTCTTATTTATGGTAATCCTAGTGCAGCCACTGCAATTTTAACTAAAGGTGGAGCTGGTACAGTACTAACTTCTGATGGAACAGATATAGCTTGGCAATCAAGTGCTGCTGCTGCAATTACTTCTACAGCTAATGGAGCAAATAACAGAATAGCAACCTACACAGGCGCAGCTGGTTTAAACGGAGAAGCTAATTTAACTTTTGACGGATCAACATTTGTTACAGCTGGATTAACTATTACAAGTGATCCAAAGTTATCAGCTACAGGAAGTGGTTCAAATATTGATTTAGATTTATTAGCAAAAGGTACAGGTCATGTAACTATTAGAGGTAATAGTAATCCAGGTACTATACAATTTAATTGTGAAAGTAATTCACATGGTCAACAACTAAAAGCACAACCTCACTCAGTAGGTAGTTCAACAGTATCGACATTACCTAATGTTACAGGAGAATTGATTCCTGGTAAAGTTGGTGGAACTAATTTTACAAACTCTTTATTAATTGGTCATGCTACTACAGGAACTTTGAATAATGCTAATTTAAATACTGGAGTTGGAATTCAGGCTTTAGATGCATTAACATCTGGTGATAGCAATACTGCTTTGGGATATGCTTCTGCTTCACTAATT